AAGGACAATCAGAGGCCTTTAAAAACAAAGTAGTAAAAGTCTTTCATCAAAAGATCAGTAGCGAAAAGCCTTTTTGATATACGGAGTAGCGGGAGAGGGTGATGCCTCAATGTGTCTACACCGGCTACAAATTTATTTCGGTCTTTAGTAAAATGGATGATTACGCTGTGCTACGAACGCAGAGGTGTGGGTTCAATTCCTGCAAGACCGGCCAGTTATGGAGTCGTTAGTTTAGTGGTAAAACCGCGGGTTGTGATTCCGCTGTCAAGGGTTCGATTCCCTTACTTCTGCCCAATGCAACCTTAGCTGATGTGGTCATAGCGGCGGTCTGAAGAACCGTTGAACCAGGTTCGATCCCTGGAGGTAGCACCAAGTTTTGTAAGTGTCAGCAAGTGAAGTCACGCTATTCAGTATTCTTCGAAGGTATTGTATAGTAGAAGGTTTTGGGTTCAACTCCCACCTGCCGGGAACGGCGGGGGTCTGTAAAGGAGACAAACTGGATGAATCCCAAGTGACGTACCGAGTCCCGCTCGAGTTTATTACACGGGTGAATGGTTGCTATAACGATGGGGCAACTACTTACAAATTCAACAGACCCCCGCCTTACAAGTTGTGCGGTGAACAACTTGTACTAATTCAACAAAGGAGAACGGCATGAAACGTACTAAACGTTAGTGTCACTCTAGATCCCCGTATGGTCTAGGGTTGGCACGTAAAATCAATTAATACGTACAACCCTGTTTAGCGTTAATGGTAGCGCACTTGACTCTTAATCAATGAGGTGTGAGTTCGAATCTCACAGCAGGGACCATATGGGGGTATAATTCAAAGGCTAGAATAGCCGGCTTTTAACCGGTCTATCAGGGTTCGAGTCCCTGTGCCCCTACCATATGAAAACATTCTAAAGACGTATAACGCAATGCCTCTTGATGGCTAAGATAGAATGTTTCCATATGGTAACGTAGCATAATGGTTGTGCACCGCCTTCATACGGCGCCCGGTGTGAGTTCGAATCTCACCGTTACCACCAAAATAAGTTGTAAATAGTTTAATGCGATGTTAGCTCAGTTGGTTAGAGCGCCGGCCTGTCACGTCGGAGGCCAGGGGTTCAAGTCCCCTACGTCGCGCCAAGAATATGTATCTCTAATGTAATGGCAGCATGACAGTCTCCAAAACTGTTCGTCGGAGTTCGAGTCTCTGGAGGTACGCCACAATATGCGGGTATGATGTAATGGTAACCTGAAACCTTGCCAAGGTTTATTCGCGAGTTCGATTCTCGCTACCCGCTCCAATTACGCCCTTTTAGTATAATGGTATTACACCTGTTTTGTAATCAGGTTACGGCAGTTCGATTCTGTCATGGGGCACCAGTTAAGGATAGTAACAGCAAAAATTATAACTCACTTCTCTTGAAAAGAAAAGGAACGGTTCGACTCCGTAGCCGCAAGGTTTGGTGTAACGGTAGCACTATGTTAAATTCTATCCTGTTTATTTTGTTGGCGGATTGTGTAATGGTAGCACAACAGACTTTGACTCTGTTAGCCTAGGTTCGATCCCTAGTCCGCCTGCCAGCTATGGTGTCTTTAGTGTAGTGGCCTGCACCCTGCTCTGTGAAAGCGGTAGTACCGGATCGATACCGGTAAGGCACCCCAAATACAGTTCCTTAGTTTAATGGTAGAACAGTGCGTTGACATCGCGCAGACAAAAGTTCAATTCTTTTAGGAACTACCAAATTTTGCCTCTGTAGTATAATGGATAATACACTGGTCTACGAAGCCGGGGATTGTGGTTCGATTCCATACAGAGGCACCAAACAATATGCTCTTATAGTTTAATGGTAGAACACTCGCTTGGTATGTGAGTAATCGTAGTTCGATTCTACGTAGGAGCACCATACCGCTTTCGTTCAATGGATAGGACAACATTCTTCTAAAGTGTGAATAGTGGTTCGATTCCACTAAGCGGTACCACTAGATTAAATACTTGTATGAACTGGTATCCTATTGATAAAAATTTAAACTTTGCCCAAGAAATATTAGGCAATTCTGATCATGGCGCAGTTACTAATATGTACATAGAAGGACCGTTTGGAACTGTAAAGGCACACGACATAGGATATATTGATGATGGATATTACGAACAGTATCCTGACAGACTTTGGGATTTGTACAAGTCTATCTTGTCAGTACTAGATGGACACTATCACTGTTGTTTGTCAGGCAAAGTTTGGAATCTTTGAAATTTTCTTTGTTGCCACCACATGAGCCACGGGCTGATGTGTGCCAAACTCATAACTAACCACATTATTGGCATTTCTAAGAAAAAACCACCACAGATGTTGTGCGTGTAGAAATAACTTAATACAGCCCCTAATAAAAATATTGGGGCTGGAGACAAACTAAAAAATAGATTAATTTTTTTCATACAGTATTTAATCTATGTTAACGTTCTATTGCCCCACTGGCGCAATTGGTAGACGCGGCTCTCTCAAAAGGAGTGTGTTCCCCGTTCGAGTCGGGGGTGGGGTACCAAATTTAATTTTGTAGCATATTACCGATATGCATAGGCTAAAGTTAGAAAGTATTGTATAATAAGGACTGTTAAGCAAATGCGAGTATGGTGAAATTTGGTAGACACAAGAGACTTAAAATCTCTCGCCGCAAGGTGTCCCGGTTCGATCCCGGGTACTCGCACCAGAATTTAGTATCATTAGTAAGGGACTAAGGCTTATTAAGCGACCGTAAAAGGAATTGTACTGATGTGGAAAGTTAGTGCATATTACATCATAGATGTATTGCTTGTTTCAAAATGACGGCGGCGTTAATAGCGTACAATGTTGAGGGACAATAGGCTCCATGTTAGGCTAGACTAGTAGAGCAAGTGCTATTAACACTTGGGATGCCTTGGGACTCATCGAGTCTAAACCAAAATCTCTCAAGTCCTTTACTCATGATACTCGTTATAGTTCAATGGATAGAACGAGTTCCTCCTAAGAATTAGATACAGGTTCGATTCCTGTTAACGGGACCAATTACGGGCTTTGGTGAAATGGATATCATCTCGGTCTTCGAAACCGAGGGTGGGAGTTCGATCCTCTCAAGCCCGGCCAAAATATTTTCAATAGACTGTTGACAAACAGTTGAAATCACTATATAATTGCACTATGGAAATATTAATTGTTCTAATTTGGTTACAGGTAAAACATTGGATTGTAGACTTTGTTTTGCAAAGTGATGCACAGATAAAAGGCAAAGGCATATACGGAAATCGTATAGGAATCAGTCACAGTTTAGAACATGTAATCGGTACATTGGCAGCATTGTCCGTAGCAAGTTTTTACGTAGAACTTTCAGTATTTTGGATCATAGTAGCAGCCGCTGTAGATGGTGTATTACACTATCACATTGATTGGGCAAAAATGAATTGGGGTAATAGAGATATTACCACTAAAGCATTTTGGAATCATTTGGGTTTAGATCAAATGGCTCACCAAATTTGTTATTTGTTTTTAATCATTGTATTATTTTAATCTATTGACATTGCTCTTAAGTGATGTTATAATAGATACTTGTTCATTAAAAATTTAAAAGTTAATATGCTCGGTTCGTCTATCGGTCTAGGACACCGCCCTTTCACGGCGGGAAGAGGGGTTCGATTCCCCTACCGAGTACCATATTAAAACACATTAGGCAACATCCGAGAATTCTGGAATCGTAAGGTGGCATAGCCCCTAGTGTGTTTTAATATGTTATGCCCCGATGGTGGAATGGTAGACACGCTGGTCTTAGAAGCCAGTGCCTAGTGCGTGAGAGTTCGAGTCTCTCTTGGGGCACCAAGTATATGGAGTAGAAGCATCAATGGTGATGCAGTGGACTGTAAATCCGCCGCCTTCGGGCACGCCTGGTTCGATCCCAGGATACTCCACCAAATTAGGAAATGTGGCAGAGTCCGGTTTATTGCAACAGTCTTGAAAACTGTCGTGTCGAAAGGCACCGTGAGTTCGAATCTCACCGTTTCCGCCAAGTTTTGTTTATGTGTGTACGGTTATCCATATGTGAGTAGTGAGCTAACCAAGTCGCTTATTACTGTACCTGAAGCCCGTAGCAAGTCTGGCTCCATGCCGGACTCAGCGCATGCCTTGGATAGTATGTGACGATAGACAAATTTTTTATGGAGCATTGGCCGACCGGTTAAGGCAACAGATTGCTAATCTGTCATTCAGCAATGGGTGAGTAGGTTCGATTCCTACATGCTCCGCCATTATTTTTAAAAAGGTAAAATATGATGAAACCAACTAGTACATATAAGATGAGTAGCATGACAAAAGCAAGTTTAGCATTATCTAAATGGAAAGACGCACATGCTCACGGACAGTGGAAACGTGCAATGATTGATGCAGAATTGTGCAGTAGAGTAGTTGTTAAGACACGTGACCGCAATGACAAGCGACCACAAGGCACTGCATCATATGTAACAACAAGTAATAGCGCAACACCAAGCGCAGAGTAAGAACTATTCCGCAGTAGCTCAGTTGGTAGAGTAGAAGACTGTTAATCTTTTGGTCCGTGGTTCGAGCCCACGCTGTGGAGCCATACCCCCGGTTTACACTTTAACGTTATTAAAGTGCGTCATTGCTAGATACGATAGTAGCACGGTGCATTGGATCTACCGCAAGGTTCTATTTAGGAACGACTTGAGAAATCACAAAGGCAGGAACGCTAACCCGTCTAAATAGAAAAATACGTGGACAGAGTAACAGCTCAGTTTAGGGCCTATGTGGTGTAGGTAGCTAGACACTTTAATCAAATACATTTAGCTTAACTATAAGTTAGGTTGTAAGGACTGCACACCACCGTTGAGAAAAGTGCTAAGTGTGTTTGATTAAAGTTATCGCGGGGAAGGTCTGGTCACTAGCGAGGTCTCATAAGCCTTTGCCATCCTTGGTTCGAATCCAAGTCCCGCAACCAGTTAGTGTAATAAGTAAGTTTATGCCGGTTTAGCTCAGTGGTAGAGCATCCGCCTTGTAAGCGGGAGGTCGTCAGTTCAATCCCGACAACCGGCACCAAGGACTTTATGATAGTAACCTCTGTACGTAATGTTTGGGATATGGTTAGTGACCGTTATCGTAAAACGGTCTATAGGACTGTGGAAGATCCTGTAACACAAAAACAATACATTGAAACAGAAAGATATCTCTATGATAAAACCGGAACAGTAAAACAAAATGATACTGGTAACAATATAGATAAAAAAGTTTAATTCGGAGTGTGGCGCAGTCTGGTAGCGCACCTGGTTTGGGACCAGGGGGTCCAAGGTTCGAATCCTTGTACTCCGACCATGGGGGATTAGCTCAGTTGGGAGAGCGGCTGCTTTGCAAGCAGTAGGTCGCAGGTTCGATCCCTGTATCCTCCACCAATCTTAGGAAATGGAAATGCAAGTTAGAGTAAAAGAAAACGAAAAAGAATTTGGTCGATGCGGGTGCGGACGTAGCCCAACTGGCAAATGTTGTGGCTGGCATGGACTAACAGAAGAAGAATTTGCACAGCGTAAGGAACTTTACGAAACAGGTAAAGCAGACTTAGCTGGTCGAGAAATAAAATAAAAATATGCGGGGTTCGTATAGTGGTAATACCTTAGCCTTCCAAGCTAATGCTGAGAGTTCGATTCTCTTACCCCGCTCCACTTACTGCCAGCGAGACTTGGTAGTCAGAGAGGTTTTATAAACCTTTTAGCGCCAGATTAGCGTTCTTGAGAGGGTTCGATTCCCTCCGCTGGTACCAAAATACTTGACGTAGTACAAGTAGTTTGTTATAATAGTTACTTACTTAGGAGATAACATGGCTACACGATACTCAAGTCGAGGTCCAGAGATTGACACAGATAAATGTGTTAAACTTACAAATCAAAATAGATTTCAATTAGTTCTAGTGGCAGCTGCTCGAGCACGTGAAATCAAACGTGAAGCAGTTAAAAATGGCAACTACACAATGTTACCTATCGTGTCAGCACTTCTTGAAATACAAGAAGGTAAAGTTGATGCAAATGCATATTTAAATAAATTAAGATAAGAATTTGCCTGGTTAGCTCAGGGGTAGAGCAACGCCTTTACACGGCGAAGGTCCGCGGTTCGAAACCGTGACCAGGTACCAAATATGTGGGTGTGCCGCTGAATGGTTAGGCCCCGGATTGCAAATCCGTTTTATGCAGGTTCGAGTCCTGTCACCCACTCCAAAATATATTTTAGCAGTTTAGCCAAAATATAATGACAAACTATTGTAGATCAACTATAATAGTCGTATAGCAAGTAACAATGCTAAAGAGTTTTAGGATCGGTACAGCAACATTCATATACTATGAACCGTTGGTCACTGTGGTAGTTAACTGGAGCAGAGTGCGTAAAACCACCGAGCATTGAAGGGGAACTATTGAAACAAACCAACAAGCTCAGAGTGATGGCCTGAGTAAAATAAAAGCAGTCAACAACGATCCTGTTAGTCATAGGATGACTACAGCAATTTAAACTACATCTTAATGCTATAGAAGGTGGTCGGAGGACAGGCAGAAATGCTTTCTAGAAATAGACACTGATAGAATAGATAGGTCCAGAGAATCTGGAATATGATTTACATACAGAAGAATATGTAATAGGCAACATGAATGTTGATAGGGTCTGGGTGCCGTAATTGGCCAGACCAGAATACTAAACAAATTGGCACGATCATCCTGTTAAATTTAGAATGTTAACAGCAACTTTAACTTTTTCGCTATAAAAGAAAAAACACATTCTGTAAAGGAAATATCATGAACGCATTTGTGAATGCAGTAGCAAATCAAGAAGCCCGTACCGCAAACGGTATGAAGGCTCGTAAGTCAACAGCCAAGGCTACAGTTGACTTGTTCTACAAGATCGGCGCAAGCCGTGGTAAGGACATCACAGGCGACTTCACAGCCGCCTACGTAGAAAACTCTGATGTAGCACTACGCATCGCACAATGGGCACGTGATGTCCGCGGTGGCGCAGGCGAACGTCAATTGTTCCGCGATATTCTAGTACATCTAGAAAAGCGTGACCCAGACGCCGCTTTGGCTCTTCTAAAGAAGATTCCAGAAGTTGGTCGTTGGGATGACATCTTTGTCTTCACCAACCCAGACCTGAAGTCAGCCGCTTATACCATGTTGGGTGATGCCCTACGTGCTAAGAACGGTTTGGCTGCAAAGTGGACTCCTCGTAAGGGTCAAATTGCCGCTGAAGTTCGTGCCTTCTTTGGCATGACTCCAAAGCAATATCGTAAGAGTCTTGTTACTCTTACAAAGGTTGTTGAAACCCAAATGTGTGCAGGAGATTGGGATAACATCAATTTCAGTCACGTTCCTTCTGTAGCTGCTCGCAACTACAAGAAGGCATTCAACCGTCACACACCAGCATTTGCTGAGTATGTGGCCAAGTTGGTAAGTGGTGATAAGACTGTCAAGGTTAACGCCAGCGCAATCTTCCCACATGACGTACTGAAGGGAATCGCTCACAGCTACAACAAGCTGAACAAGACAGAAATTGACCATGTGATCGCACAATGGGACGCTCTGCCTAACTACGTAGGTGACGCAAGTATCCTGCCTCTAGTTGACGTATCTGGTTCGATGACAACATCTGTTCCGGGTTCGACTGTTCGTTGTTTGGATGTTGCGGTTGGCCTAGGCTTGTACTTGGCTGATAAGAACAAGGGTGTGTTCAAGGACACATTCTTGACTTTCTCCAGCAAGCCACAACTTGTTACTCTAAAGGGTAACATTGTTGACAAGGTAACCCAAATGTCTAAGAGTGATTGGGAAATGAGCACTAACTTGCATGCCGCTATGGACAAGATCCTAAGCGTTGCAGTTAAGGGTTCAGTACCAGCAAGCGACATGCCAAAGATGTTGCTGATCTTGTCAGACATGCAGTTTAACCAATGCGCCCGTTTCGACGACAGCGCAATGGAAATGATCGAACGCAAGTTTGAAACTGCTGGCTATGTTGTGCCACAAATTGTTTTCTGGAACCTAAACAGTTCAGACAATGTGCCTGTTAAGGCAGACAAGAGTGGTGCCGCATTGGTAAGTGGATTTAGCCCAAGCATCATGACAGCACTGCTGTCAGCGGATATGGACCAATTCACTCCAGAAGGTATCATGCTTAAGACTGTAATGGTCCCACGCTACGATATCTAAAAAACATTGTTTTTGAATAGCACCTTCGGGTGCTATTTTTTTAGGTGTGTTGTTGTAAAAATACAACAACCAATTCGTTGACTAAATTTGTTTTTGATTGTATAATAGTGGTATGAAAAAAATATATAATGTAATATGGAAGGACACAAGCAATGTTGTTTGTGATAAAGAATTTGATGGCTTAACACCAGCGATGAATTGGGCTAAGACATTGGACTACTTTGTCACCATTAGAGGTGGTGAATTTGAAGTAGTTGGTAAATTTGGAGTTGACAGCGTAGAGGACGGTAAGTGTCCAGATGGTGTCGCTTATGATTGGAACAAAGCATCACGTATTGGTGCAACACGGAGAAGATAATGCCATGGATTGAAAATGTAGCCGCAAGTGATATCCCTATTGGATTTCATCACGATGCTGGCCCAAACAGTATGCTGATTAGCATTGTGGATCCAGCCAGCTGGCGTCCTGAAGCCAAGCATCAGTTCAAAGAGCGTCACAACTTTGAGTTCCTTGATGTAGAAGAAAACGACCATGTTGATGATGAAGCAATGAAGTGTAGTCATGAGCAGGCCGCAGAGCTTGTTCGCTTGCTACAACACGCATTGGAAAATCGTATGAATGTTGTTGTTCATTGCTATGCTGGTATTTGTAGATCGGGTGCGGTTTGTGAAGTTGGAGTCATGATGGGATTCAATGACACAGAGAGGTTTCGTAGTCCAAACTTGCTAGTCAAGCATCGCATGATGAAGGTACTGGGCTGGACGTATGACGCAGATGAAAAACCCAATATTGATGACTGGCGAACGTTTAAACCTGTTGCATAAAAACAACACTTATCATCGTATTCTCTAGTTGACAAGTCTAGTTTTTGACTGTATAATATACACATACACTAACAAAACAGGAGTAGAAAATGAAACAAAATCATACCATGTACATCTACAAAGCAGACAAGCGTACCAAAAGTGGTGAACGTCTTGTTTCAACTACAGTTTGGCAACATCGCGATGAAGCAGAAATGAAGCGCGAAGTGCGTGAATTGCAATACGAACTTTATCCTACAAGATTGGGTTTTCGAATTGAGTTTCATCCAACAACAGTAACAGTTAAAAATTTGATGACCGGTAAAGACGTCCAAATTGATCGCGACACTCCTTGGTGTTGCAATCCAGCTTCGGAGTCATACTGGTCCATGTAAAGGAGTCAGTATGATGATTGTAGCAAAATTTAAAGATAAGATTGTACAGATCGTTCGGGTTACTGAGACTGTACAATTTTCACAAGACAAGGGCTGGATTTTGGTCTGCTTTGATTTCGATAAGCCAATGCGTAAACGAGATCACATCAAGTGGGTAAAAGCCAGCGAAACACAATTTGAATGGGTCCGCGAGTTTGCGGGAGAATAAAATGAAAACATGGATCACAAGTGACTTGCACTTTGGTCATGCTAACATTATGAAAT